GTCGAGCGCGTCAACTGGCCGGACTACACCATCGAGGAGATGGTCGACCCGGTGATCGCGGTCATGCCTGGCACGTTGACGATCGAGCGAGTCGACCGCACGCACCACCAGTACGACTACCAGGCGACCGTCTTCGTCGGCCGGCACACGCCGTCGGACGAGATGGCCGACGACATGCTGGACCTGGCGGAGGAGATCGCGGACGCGATCCGGGCACACACCTGGGACCAAGCGGTGACGTGGCCCAGCGGCGTGACCACGCCGGTCGAGGTCGCGATCGAGGTGAACCCGGACGACGCACTGCACGACCGCAACGTGTGGCGGGCGGTGATCACGGCCACCTACAGGACGTTCCGCTGATGGCCGGCAGACGTGGCGGAAACCGCCGGCCAGTGTCGGCCGCGACCGCGAGCCAGCGGGCGATCACCGCGCGGGTCAAGGGACAGTTTTTCGACCGCTCCAAGGTTCGCCGGCTGCTCGAGCGAGCCAACTACGAGGCGCTCAAAAAGGCCGGCATGGACATCCGCCAGGCGTCGAAAAAAGGCATCGGTCAAAACGCACCCAAGCGGACCAAGGCCGGGCAGCGTGAGGTCAAGGCCGGGGCAGTCGTCGAGTTCATGAACGGCCTGTACCGAGACCTCACGATGCTTGGCAGCGGCAAGCCGCGGCCAGCCGGCAAGCCGCCAAAGTCGTGGGCGCCAAAGCGCTGGCTCTACAACGACATCATGTACTACTGGGACGGGACTACACGCAGCGTCGTCATCGGCACCCTGCGCGCCGACTGGCTCGGCCGGCTGCATGAGTTTGGCGGGTCCCTGACGCTCACGGCGTGGCGGATCGGCGTTGGCGCCGCTAGGCGTGCGAAGGATGCACGGGATGCCGGCAAGCCAATCCCGAGACGTGCCAGCGGCGACTACGACTATGGTGCGATCCTGTGGACGCACAAGGGATTCCGGGGCGCCAGCAACTGGGACAAGACCACGATCACGCGGTCGGTGCGCTATCCCAAGCGTCCGTTCATGCAGGGTGCTGCCGGCGTGCAGAAGGTGGTGGCCCGCATTTTTACGCGGTTTCGCGACACGATCCGCGCGGCATAACCGTCCACACCCCCTGCGGCGGACGCGTCGCCTGGCCGTACCCTGCCAGTGACACCAGCAGGAGCCACACATGGCCGTCACGCTCGGCAAGGACGTCACGATCTCGGGCCTTTCCAACGCCCGATCGATCACGGTCAACAACACCGCGAACGAGGTGGACGTCACCAAGTTCGGCGACACGTTTCGCACGTTCATCAAGGCCATGGTCGAGCAGACCATCGAGGTCGAGTGCGTCGACGCCCCGGGCGTGGCCGTCGGCGGGACGTTCACGCTCACCGGCACGACGACTGGCAACGCCGTCGAATTCGTCGTGACGAACGTGGCCCAGTCGCAGCCGATCGACGGCATCATCACGTACACCGTCAGCGCCCAGCGATACAAAACCCAGACCTGACCGGAGACCACCATGGCGATCACCCTCGGCTTCAAGGCGGCGAGCGCCCCACCGTTCGGCACCGACGTCATCTCGGCCACGTACACCGAGGAGGCCGAGGTCGTCGACGTGTCCAACCGTAGCAACGTCGGCACCGGCACGGTCGGCTATCGCGCCTTCGATACCGGATTCAAGTCGCAGACGTGGGAGATCGAGTGCCACGACGCCACGGGCGTCATAACGCAGCTCGTCAGCAACACCGCGACGAGCAACTTCGTGGTGATGGGTGTCACCGAGAACGTGTCCATCGACGGCGCCGTGACGTACACGATCACCGCGCGTCGGGGGGGCATCTGACTCGTGGCGATCACGCTCGGCAAGGACGCGACGCTGACCGTCGGCGACGTCATCGCGAGCGTGCGAAACGTCACGTGGACAGCGACAGCCCGCACGATCGAGATCGAGGAGTATGGGTCGCGCGAGCAGGCCGTGTATTCCACCGGCTGGGCCGCGACCGTGTCGTTTGAGATCAACGACGACGGTGACATGGATCTCGATCTGCTACTCGACGGCACGCTCGTGGCCGTATCTGGCGGGGAAGCCGGCTGGTCCTTCGACGCTGTCGTTACCGGCATCAGCGAGACCAACCCGCTCGACGGGGCGACGAGCTGGACCGTCGAGTGTGCGTTGACCAGGTCTGGGCTCAGGAGCTGACCATGCGCGAATTTAAGGACGACGAGGGCCGGCCGTGGCGCGTCGTGATGACGTGCGGTGCGGCCGCTCGGGTCAAGGATCTGGTGCGCATCGACGTCCAAGAGGACGAAGAGCAGCCGGACGGCTCTGTCCGCAAGGTCGACCGGTCCATTCCGTTCGACTTGATCGACGTGTCGACGATCGGACGAGCCTTGGAGGTCATCCGCTCACGGTACACGACGATCGGCGAGGTGCTCTACGCGATCCTCTGCCGACAGGTCGACGAGCGCAAACTGACCAAGGAAGAGTTTCTGGAGTCGCTGCGTGGTGACTCGCTCGAGGCGGCGCAGCGTGCGCTCGAGGAGGAGCTGGTCGATTTTTTCCCCCTCCGCCTTCGCCGCATGATCAAGCAGCTCGTCGAGCGAATGGACGAGCTGCAGGCCGAGCTGGCCAATCGGGCGGAGGCGCAACTGCAACAGACGACGGTCGAGTCCCTACTCGCACAATCTGGGACGCCATCTACGAGGCCGCAGGAATCCTCGGAGTCAACCCAGATGAATGGACCATCCGTGGACTCTTCGCCGCTCGCGACGCTCGTCTAGAGCAGGAGTGGTGGCGGGTCGCGTGGCTCATGAGTCAGCAGGCCAACCTGCACCGCAGCAAGGGCCAGCCGCAAGCCAAGCCGATCGAGTTCAACCCGTTCGCGAAAAAGGCAGCGCCGCGGCAAGCGACGTCCGACGAGATCCGCAAGCTGCTCGGGCCGAATTGGCATGAGGTGAACACATGAGTGCCAACGCAGTCCGCCAGGGCAAGGTTTACGTCGAGATCGGCGCGGACCCGAAGAAGCTGTTCGCGGCCCTCGGCACGATCAACAAGCGAATGGGGCAGCTCGGCTCGTCGATGATGTCCATCGGCAGCCGGCTGATGGCCGCCGGCAGCGCGATCACGGCACCGATCGCTGGCGCGGCGGCTGCATTCTCCGAGGTTGGTGACGCGGTGCAGAAGATGGCCGCGCGCACCGGCATGTCCACGGAGGCCGTGTCCGCGCTCGGTTTCGCGGCCGGGCAGTCGGGCACCGACGTCGGCACCTTGGAAAAAGGCATCCGCACAATGCAGCGGACGCTGGACACGGCTGCGCAAGGCGGCAAGGCTGCCGCGAAGGCATTTGAGCGGCTGGGCGTGGACGTCAACGAGCTACGGCAGATGTCTCCGGAGGACCAGTTTCTCGCGCTGTCGGATGCACTGGCTGGGGTGCAGGATCCTGGCGAGCGGGCGGCGCTGGCCATGGCCGTCTTCGGACGTGCCGGCGCCGCGCTCCTGCCCATGCTCGAGGACGGCGCCGGCGGCATCCGGGCGCTCATGCAGCAGGCCGAGCAGCTCGGCATCGTGATGGATCAGGAGACGGCCGACTCCGCGGCACGACTCAACGACTCGATCGGCGAGCTAATGACGGCGCTAAAGGCCGTGACGCTTATGGTCGGTGCGGCTGTGGCACCAGCCATGTCCGGCCTCGCGTCGTCGGTGGCCCTGATTGTCGGCCAGGTGTCGAAGTACATCTCCGAAAACAAAGTCTTTGTTCAGCAGGCGTTGGCGGTCGGCGCGGCTATGGTCGCGGCCGGTGCTGCACTTACTGCAGCCGGCTTCGCAGTCAAAACACTTTCTACAGGCGTTGCATCGCTCGTGACGCCGCTCGTCTCCACCGTCAAGCTCGCCTATCAGCTCGCTGCGTCCTTCGTCTCGGCAGCCGCCGGTGCCGTGCTGTACGGCGTCAAAACGACCGTGGCGGCGGCGACCAGCCTGGCTGCCTGGGTGGCCGCTAACGCCCCGCTGGCGATCGCCGTGGGCCTGCTTGGCGCCGTGGCGGGTGCGGCCATCTACGCAGCCGGCGGCTTCGGTCAGATCGCGTCGGTCATCGGCGGAGCGTTTGTCGATGCCGGGTCCAATGCCATGGGCGTGCTGCGTGACTTGGGCGCCACCGCCACGGCCACGTTTGACGGCGTGTACCAGGAGCTGGCCGCCGGCAACCTATCTGGTGCCATGGACATCCTGTGGCTCGGGCTGCAGGCCGGCTGGGCGCGTGGTGTCGAGGCCCTTATGGGGCAGGTCGACTCGTGGGTGGCGACGTTCCAGAACACGTGGACGTATCTGGGCACGTCCGTGGCCACGACGTGGGAAGGCATGTGGTCGTACGTCACACAGGGTGCCAACACGTTCGGGGCGATCCTGCAGGGTGCTTTCGACAACATCATCAACGGCATTCTCGCCGCCTGGGACACCATGGAGGCCGCCGTCCGCAAGTCGTGGAACTATGTGCAGTCTTTCATCACCCGCGGCTACGACCTTGCCAAAGAAAACGCCAAGGTCAACGACGAGATGTCAGCGCGGTCGAGGGCACGCGCACAGGCTCGCCCTGGTATCGCCGGACGCATGCAGACGGCAGCACAGGAGAACGCACAGACTGCCGCAGAGTCGCAACGCAATATCGACGCCATGAACGCCAACGCCGACGCGACCGCCCAAGGCCGCCTCGACGCCAACGCACAGCGAGCGGCCGACCGTCGCAGTGCCACACAGGGTGCCGAGGCGGCACTGGCGGAGGCGTTGGCAGCGTCAGCCGAGCGTGCGGCGGAGCGAGCGGCCGGCGGCAACGAGCAACGCATCCGCGAAGGTGCAGGCGCCGCTGCCGCCGGCATGGAGCGCGGCGAGGTGGTCGGCACGTTCTCGGCGGCCGCGGCCAGCGGCCTCGGGTTTGCAAAGTCGCTCGCACAGCAGCAGGTCGACCTGCTTGAGCGGATCGCGGACAACACGGACGAAGACCCGGCCTTGGTGGGGACCTGACGCATGCCGACATACACATGGGTTGAGGACTCCGCGAGCCGGTCGGCGACGATCTACCGTCTGGGCCAGCGCAGCCAGAACACGTACAAGAAGTCGTGGAAGATTTTCGGCACGACCGACGACCGTGCCGTGCACGACGACGTCAACGTGACGCTGTGGACCAGCTACCTCTACTGGGAGTACCCCGGTCAGCCGCAGAACAAGCTGCAGGCCGAGAGCTACACGCTCGACTACCTGGGCGACGAGGCGTGGCAGCTGACGGTCAGCTACGTCAGCCGCGGTGCTGACGACGACCAAAAGCCCGACCCGCTGCGACGCTCGAGGTCGTTCGATACGTCAGGCGGAACGACGCACATCACGCAGCAGCCGAGTTATGCGGCTGGCACTGCGCTGGGTGGATTGGTGTGGAACACAGAAAAACGGTATCCGACGAGTGGCGCAAGCGCTGCGCCAGATCAGCAGGGTGCTATAGGTGTCGACGGCCAGAACGTCCAAGGCGTCGACGTAGTAATCCCAGCCCTGCAATGGACTGAGACTTACGACGTACCCACACAGTACGTGACAACCGACTACATCAAAATCGTGTCGGCAATCACGGGCACAGTCAACAACAGCTCATTCAGGGGATTCGCCGCTGGCGAAGTGCTGTTCATGGGTGGCAGCGGGTCGCAAGACTGGGACGCCGAGAAGGGCAACTCGCCCTGGTCCCTTTCCTACAAGTTCGTCGCACAGGCCAACGCCGATGGTACGACCCTGCCAAGACTGAATGTCGGAGACGTGACCAACATCGAGAAAAAGGGCCACGAGTACCTGTGGGTGCGGTACGAGGATTCTGTATCTGGAACGACTCTGTTGAAAAAGCCACTGCACGTGTACGTGAACCAGGTCTATCCAGAGGCCAATTTTTCCCTGCTTGGGATCGGGGTGACCTGATGGCCAGGCGTGACGGACGCATTGAAGCCGGTCAGTCGCTGAATTCGGCGATATCGGCCAGGGCGTGGAACCGGGCGCAGGACGCAGCTGACCTTGTGCTTGGCCAGCGACCGGAAGTGAATGCCGGTCCATCCGCCTATGGTGGCGCCCCCTTCATTGCACTGCCGTGCAAAAACGTCAGCGGCCAGACCGTGCCACGCTGGGGCGTGCTGGCGATCACCGGGCTGGAGGTCGCACCAACTGGCGTTACTGGGCCGGCCACGGCCCAGTACGAGCAATCACCTGTCCTGAGGGGCAGCACGCCAACCACGTCGACCAACGATTTGTTTGGCGTCGCCGTGGAGCCAATCGCCAATAACGCAATCGGCAGGCTGGCTGTGGATGGCCTTGTTCAGGTCAAGCTCGAGGTCCGCAACGCGGCAGATGCCACGGCCGGCCCGAAGGCATCGACGTCCGAGCTGCAAAGCGGCGGAAACGGTGCGGCCATCATTTACAAGGAATCCGGGACTGGTGCAAACAAATGGGCACTGGTGCGGATTGGCGCAGGGAGGGGCACCGTGCGACTGGGAACCGTTTCCGCAACGTGGAACAAAGGCGCCACTGCCACGGTGACGCAACAAGCCGGCGACGGCACGGCGCTATCACCTGCAACCACGTTCACGGCCACCAACTACTTCGCCACGGTGACTGTATCCAGCGGCACGCGCCGGGTGGCGTGTGCATTGATTGACAGCACGTGGGTACTGATTGCGGCGGAGTGTGCGTAATGTTTTTGGGATGCTCGCCGTGTTGCAATCCTTGCACAGGAGACTGGAGCGTAGCCACCGATGTGATAGTGGAAATCACGGCCAACGATTACCTTTTGCAACGCACGCGAATCTACAACACGCAGAGCGAGTTTGGAACAGCAACGCAAAAAGAGTCTGTGGCCGCAAAAACGTCAATACTCGACGGTACGCATTTTTTGACGCGCATCGGCTCTCTTGGAGCGTTTACCAGGTGGTCCGTTGAAGTGCAGGGACAGCCTTCAGGGTGCGGAGCGGTAACTATTGTTGTGGATGTGTACAACAATCCAAGCACCGCGCCGACAAATCTGTTTTATGCATTGCAACTTCTAAACGTGCGGCTTATTGGAAAAGCGGAAAGGCAGTATAGCAGCGGGCAGTTATCGTGCGGCAATCCGCAATACTACGACATTGGCACCATAGGCGGGTGCACGTCCTCGTCCGCAGACTGCTCTCAAGCGTCCAATGCAGTCAACGACAGGTCTGTTGTGTCCCAGTGCATCAACGGGCAATTCACAAACCCAATGCCGTATGCGCCATTGTTTGGGCAGCCAGGTTTTTCAATTGGTTCGGATTGGCAGCTCCTTTCAAGCGTGACTGATGCAGACACGACAATGAATAGCGTTGTCGTTCAATCAGTGGACATCGTCCTCCCATGACGGCGTGCGCGTTCTTATGCACTGACGCCGATCACATGCATGACTGCACGTGCAACCGGTGCGGCCGTCGCGTGCGCGTCCGTCGGCTGCCGGTGAACGCAGAGTGTGCACCCGCTCCCGGCCTTGGTGATCGCGTCGCCGCCGCGCTGGACTCCGCAGGCATCACCAAGGAACGTGTGGCCGCTGCGCTAGGCGTCAAGGACTGCGGATGCCAGCAGCGCCAGCAATGGCTCAACGAGGTTGGCTACAGAATCGGCATCGGCACACCAAACCCTGACCACACCGGCACCACGGATTTGGACGCACATGGATAAGGTGGTGGCATGGCGAGGCGACAGCGGACGATCGAGATCGCCGGTGCCAAGTGGCACATCGTCCGGGCGCGGCTGCGCAATCTCTACGGCCTGTGCGACTACGCCACGCGCACGATCACGGTCGACTCACGCCTGACCGGCACCGACTACCTCGACACGCTCCTGCACGAGCTGATCCACGCGAGGTGGCCCGACATCTCGGAAGAGTCGGTGTCTGAGTTCGCCGGCATGCTCACCACCGTCCTCGAGCAGGAGGGCTTCCGACGTGACGAGTGACGACACGCCGTCGATCATCGACCAGGTGCTCGCTGTCGCTGCGAATAAAGGCCCAGGCTACGCGCCGTGGTACATGCGGCTGCCGGAGGCCGACCTGCGGCAGCTCGAGGAGCTGCGGGATCGGTGGCGTGTCGGCCAGGTGCCCATGCACAAGCGGGCGCTCGCCCGGGCGATCGTCACGGTGTGCCAACAGCGTGGCCACGACATCTGCGGCATCCAAGGAGTCGAGGCGTGGATCGGACGACGAAGCCACTAGCCGACGCCGTCCTGGCCGAGGCGGCAGCCGACGTGCCGCAGGGCAAGGACGCCGAGCAGATCACGCAGCGCACCGACGG